CCGTTAGGATCAGCAGGAGATGTGCCGTTGTAAATGCACTTGTAAACTTGATAGGACGAGTTAACAACGTAGAAATCCGAGTCGTATAACTTCGTAGCACCTGACGATGCGGTTTTAGTCGAGGAGTAATCATGACGATACATATCATAAACGTAACCCAAACCACCAGTGGTTTGTTCGGGTGGTATCCAGTCAGTCCTTCTAACTACCTGAATAGTGTCATTTGCCAATACCCTTTTCAGGGAAATCATATCAGCATAGTCATCCGAGAATTCTTGGAATGAATCTACTGGATCTGGGGGTGCATTCTCATTATCCCACGGTTGTGGTCTGCCTATGAACACATAAAGGCGATCCCTAGCACTACCTGCCAACAGGTCAGACTGTGTAGGATCTGGTCCTTCAAGTGACTTTCTAAACCTTTCGGCAGTAAAGATTCTAAATTGGTCGGTAAGTAACGCCATTGTCTACGAATTGCCTAGTTTTATTTATGTGGGTTATTCATCCTCATTTCTGACAGCCGTTGTATATTCAACAGAATATATTTTGGCTTGAGCACCAGATGAGTTTCCTTGTAAAGTTTCACCCACTGTCCAATAGTATGTGGGATCGTTAATAACAATATCTTTCACTTTTAAAGTGAATAAATTTTCATTAGTACCAATTAGTGGTCCTGATACTATAGAAGTATTGGTAGCACTTAGACCAGATGTTTGGCCTACTACTTGCTCCGTTGCCGTAAATGTGGCAGCATTGGTATATTCAACTATGATTGTTGCAGTTGCAGAATGAGTATCTCCATCACCTAAAGCACCAGCAGACTGCACAGTTGCTACTAAAGGTGTATTATTACCATCATATATCTGGGTACCCACTTGGAATAGAGTAGTATTTTGTCCACCTAATGTTTCCTCTATACCATATTTAGACGATGCAATACCACCATCTAAGTTAATCTGATTTTCAAATTCAGTTCCAGTGTTAACTAGGTCGATAATACCATCACCAACACCATCCAATTCATCATCATCCTCAAATGCTCTATCAAGAATAAGACCTAATCCATCAACAAAAGTAACAATATTTTGACCAAGTGCTTCTAATAATACGTGAGGCTCAACACCTGTGCCAGAAGCACCAGCAGTACCAGCCACAAATGCAATGATCTTGGATTTTTCGTTAGACCTACCACCATCAATGAATGCTAATTCATCAACTTCAAAGGTAAGATATAGTGCTCGGTTAACTTCATCCCAATCATATACGATAGCAACTCTGTTATTAGATGATTCAACAACCCTTCTAACTTTATCAGTTACATTAAAATCATAATTTGTTAGACCAGTATTAGGATCATCTTGTAAGTTATCTAAGATAACCTTCTGGTCAAATCGGAAGTTAACTCCTCTATCGCAACCAGTAAATGAATCATAATCATCACCATTAGACCTAGCAGTCTTACCAGTATATCTTATGATTTCTCTACCAAGAAGAATCTTACCAGAACCTGCATACGGATCAGTTGTTTCAACAAATATTGTGCCACCAGAGGAGGTAATATTAGTTGTTAATCCAGTTAAATTATATACATTGGAATTTAGAGACTGTCTATTTCTAGCTTCTCTAATTAAATTAGTATCCCTAGTAAAGATAACCTCTGGTGGGGTAGTATAACCCCCTCCACCTGTCAATAAGTTTATATTAGTAATTGCACCTAGGTTTATAAATGCCTCAGCAGAAGCACCAGATCCACCACCTTTAATGAGCTGTATTAATGGGGGATCCTCAAAGAATTCACCTTGATTTGTTAATGTAATAGAAGAAACTTCACCAAACTGATTAACGTTAGCAACACCAGTAGCACCAGCACCACCACCTCCAGAAATAATGATATTAATATCTTCTTCTGTGTAATTCCTACCCTGTTGTTCAATAGAAAGACCTGTAACAAGACCTGTCACAGGTACCAATTCAGATCCAGATCCACCACCTCCAAGTATCTGAGCAGATGAATCAAAATAATTATCACCAGCTACAGTAACCTGTATAAAATCTAGAGATCCATCTGGTTTAAGAAATACATTACCATCAGCAGCACCATCACCACCACCATCTTCTATTTTAAGACGTAATGGGTCATATCCTTCACCTGGATCTATAACTTCTACAGCAGTTATGACACCACCATCCCCTTCGACTACTGCTCTCAAAACAGCGTCTCTGATGGGTGTACCACAATTGCCAATTCTCAATCTTGGTGGGTCATTAGGATCATATCCCTCACCACCATTAATAACATAAACATCCCTCACCCCAAATATACTATTAAATACAGGGAAGATTTCGGCTCCGCTACCAGGGACTGTTCTTGTCATGTTAGACCACCACTATATTTCCTACCATTGCTGCGTGTGCAGTACATTGGTAAACGTATGTTGTACCCGCAGCAAGTGACATTGGGATTGTGTAATATTGCACTCCCTCTATATTTCCACTTATACCATTTGTTACTGCACTACCACCTGATGTTTGTCTAATTTCAAATGGATGTGCTGATCCAGTATCATTATTAAATCTGTATGTAAATCCACGATAAACATATATCGTAGGATTGTTTGTAGTTAAATCAATACCTGGACCTTGGAATCTATATGCAGCGTCACCATTAGAAACTACATTCCATGACAGTGTGGGTGATGCTACTGGATCAAATGAAGTGCCATTGTGTACAATATTATCACCCTCCTCTATTGAACTAGCAAGGTAGACATCAGCTGCAACTGTCAATGTATTTGAAGTAGCAGTAGTAGTAACACCAGTACCACCAGCAATATTTAATGTTGATGTTGATAGTGCAGCAGTTGTTGTCCCAGAGTCTCCTGTGATTGTCCTATAGACAACTTGAGTTACATTAGGTGAGTCATTTGTAATCGTGAGATTATCTCCACTGACAGCAGTACTAATACCAGTCCCACCAATGAGGTTAATAGTAGTAGTTGCACTATCTGCGGTTTTTGATCCTGAGTCACTTCCTATTACACCGTAAGCATTTTGATTAACATCTCCAAGAGTACCTGTCATATTGACAGTTACTGTATCTCCAGTTATTGATGTGGCAATATTTGTGCCACCTGCGATAATTAATGTGTCTGTTGCAGCAGATGCTGTTGTAGTACCAGTATCAGCAGTAACAGTCTCAAATAAGTTTTGAGTAGTGCCTCCACCTCCACCACCACTAGAGTCATCATTAGCAGGTTCCCATTTACTATTAGTGGAATTCCATTTCAATACTTGTCCGTCAGCCTGACCACCACCAACAGTCAAATCTACATCACTAAGATCTCCAATAGTATGATCTTCACCTATAATCTTCTTCCAACCACCACTGGTTGCAACCCTTGCTACATTATCAGCAACTACAAGAGCAAACATACCATCATGTGTTGCTGAATCTGGTAAATCTCCAGTAGTAGCAAAGGAATTAGTATACTTTAACTTACCATCAGCACCATCTATGTATGTTAGAGCAGATCCTGTACCACCAGCCCAGAGTTGAATGTCTCCAGCACCATTTGGTTGGATTGCTATATCACCACCGTTAGATGATATAATTTTATGATTGTTAACATCTACATCACCACTAAAGCTATCAAAATCACCCTCAGCGAACTGAGCTCCATTCCATTTAAGCAGCTGTCCTGTGCTAGGAGTGCCTACATTTACTTGTAAATTGGTATCGTTACCAAGATTGGTATAAATCTCATCAATGACGCTATTAAGTTTGATAGCACCATCTCTCAGACTGTCTCCAGTCCCGTCATTAGCTGACGATCCAATTGCTAGGGTTTGCTTTGCCATGATTGTAGTCTTTACAGGGTTATTTAGGTACCATCGAAGGTTTGTGAGGTAGAATCTAATGTGCTACTGGTGCTATCGAAGCGATTAGCAGTATCACCACCTCCACCACTACCAGTTACAGTGAGTAAAACTTGATTAGAATCTAGTGGTGAGTTAGATGCCTCTTGTGGTGCACCAGTTGGACCAGCAATTCTGCAACGATATCTATATCCAGTCATATATGACAGTGCAGTTACTGCATATGTGTCTGTTGTTGCTCCAGTAAGAGCAGCAAACGCAAATCCACCATCTGTAGATCTATACCACTGGTAAGTAACAGGTCCGTCTTCTGGTGATACTAGACTTGTAACTGTAAATGTTGCAGTTTGATTGGCATTTACAGTCACGTTTTGCGGTTGAGTGGCGAATGACAACGTTGGAACTACACCACCGCCACCTTGACCACCGCCACCGCCTCCACCTTGTTGGACAGGTGAGACAGTGAAGGTTGTATCAATAGTTTCTCTAGTTGTAAGTCCCATAATGTATGGAAACTTAGTATTATCTACGTTATTCTCATCAACAGTTAAGAAATAAGCATAGGTACCATTCTGATATTCAGGTGTAATAGCAAATCTACCATTATGACTATCTAAATCACCAGTACCTTCAACATATTCATAGTCCTCCATGAGAGTTCCAGCAGGAGGATTGTCTGTAGTAGACCCATAATCAGGTCTTCCAGGTGCTTCAGAGTCTTTTACACCATATGAAGTCCTCATTGGTCTAGTTCCACTCAAATTATTGAATGCAACGTCATATCCATAAGGTCCATAGATAGGAAATCCATCAAATGATATGCCAATCATCTTGGAATGACCGTCAGGGTGACGAATATTGTCTCCATTATACTGTGTTGACCCATAATAATCGTTGTAACCCGCCATTGAGGAGTTTGCTTTCCAACAATCTAGGAAATGTGGGTCGTGATAATGATATTGACCTGTCTGTTCTGGGTGTCCACCACAAGAATCTTCCCCAGAACTAACAAAAGGTAGATCTCCAGCAGCAACCCAACTAAAACCTGATGGTGGATTAAGTCCAGCACCAGCAGATGGGTTATAAATGGTAACTCCATTACCTGAAATACCTATAGCACCCAAAGGTGTCTCAGTTCTTCCATTCCTTTGATCATAATACTCATATGTGCCACTAACAGGAGTAGATGCCTGTTGATCAACAATGAAATCTAATTGGTCATCTGACGATAACCAACACTCACCAGCAATAGAAGTGAATACGGTACCTTTATAAATGAATTTTTGTTTTAATCCATCACTGAAATGTACAAATATATTATCATTAACAGA